GCAGCCAACGCCGCGATATCCGCCGAGTGGTCGAGCGCAACCGGATCGGTGTCGGTGTCCCACGAGAGACCCCACTCGCCGGCCCGGATCGTGACCTCGGTATCGTCGGCGAAAGCCGCCGTCGTGTTCGCCCCGACGCCCTCGAACACCGTTTCCACGGCATCCGGCGCGTTGGTGAACTTGACGACCTTTTCCACCCGATACTTGGCCTCGCTGTAGGTCGAGAGCTTGTCGCCCGCAGCCACCACGGTTCGAACGGCTCGTCCGGGAGTGATGAAATTCGCCATCTCGCCGCTCCCTTACGACTGGCCGAAGAACAGCACGCCGTTCATCTCCGGGTTGGTGTTCACCACCCCGAACAGAACGTTGAGCGTGAACTCGCTGGTGAAGGTCGAGTGGTTGAAGAACTTGGTCATCACCACTTCGAGCCCCTGTTCCGTCGTGGCACGAAGCACCGCCGGACCCTGATCGCTCGGAACCGCATAGCGGCCCGGCAGAAGCTCGACGCTGTCCTTATACCAGAACGGGTTCAGCGCCGCCGTCTTGGTGTTCAGGAAGGTGATCGAAGCCGTCGCGCTCGGCGAAACGACCTCGATGTTCTTGTAGGCCAGTTCGGCATCGGTCGGCGAGCCGGTCGCACCGATCAGCGGCGGCGAGATCGTCATGGTCGTGCCGCTGTCCACCGAAATCACGCGGAACGTCTTGGGCTGGCCAGTCGGTTCCTTGTGGATGTGGTGGACGCTCTCGATGCCGTCGATGGTGAAGACATCGCCCGCCTCGACGCCCGACGTGGTCGAGACCGTCACCTGCTGGTAGCGGTTGTCCACGTTCGACTTCTCGCCCGTCGCAGCCGTGCTGGTCGCAGTCGGCTTATACTGCACCTGAGTGCCGTTCGTCGCGATGGTGACGGTCGCCGAGTTGGCGGTGATCCGCTTGCCGGCGTCGGTCTTGTAGGTCTCGAACCCGGCGACCATGCCGACATACGAACGCTCGAACGCCTTGTCCGACTTCGCGTTGCCGAACGAACGGGTAGCCGCGGCAAGACTGCCCGCCAGCCCGTTGTAGTCGCGGGTGTTCAGCGCGAGGTAACGGTCGCCCTGCGGCACGCCCTGCTCGTTCAGAACGCTCTCGACCAGCGCAATGTCGTCGTAGTCGCCCGTAGCCGCCCCGATCGCAACCGCGATAGTGCCCTGCAGCGAGACCACGTCCCGAACCGCCGTGTTCACGTCGGACGCGAGCCGCTGCGATGCGGCCTTGCCGAGACGGCCTTCCTGCAACGCATCGCGCAGTTCCAGCGCGGTCATGGTCCACGGCACGGTCTTGTTGAAGCCGAGCGTGGCCGGAACCGACAGCTGCTCCACGTCCTGGAACGTCACGTTCGATCCGATGATGCGATCCTGCGAATTGAGGATGTAGGGCATCGGACGCCAGATGGTGTCGTTGGCCCGCTCCATGAGCTGGCCATCGGTGCCGAACTTGGCGACGTTGCGCGAAAGAACCAGACCGTCCTCGAAACCCTCGAGAATCTGGTCGAACGCAACCCGCTCTTCCTTGGAAAATTCGTTGGTAGCCATTTCCTAAGCCCCTGAAAAAGGTTCAGTTCATGGCCCGAAGCTTGCGTTTGTAGGCGATCACCTGAGTGCGATCCCCCGTCTTTTCCGCTTCGCGTTCGAGCCGCTCGAGTTCCTTGTCCGCGCTGTTGGTGGTGGCATCGCCAATCACCGGGCGGTCGGGGTCGGGGAGTTTGCGCGTTCGCACGGTGAGCTTGCTCCTCAGTTCGCCGACCATCAGCGCGGCATCCAGGGGATTGAGTTTGGAAAGCTCGTCCAGCTTCGCCGGGTTCTTCGCGAGCGCGTAGACCAGTTCCGCGGGCTTCTCCGTCCGCATGATGATCGCCATCGTCTCGACCGGCAGCGCATTGGAGACTTCCGTCTCCGCTGCATCGAAGTCGGCCACTCCCAGCTTGACCTTGCTCGTCTCGTAGAGACGCTGGCGCTCGGCCCAGTAGTCGCGATCCTTCTTCGCCCGCTCCTGCTCTTCCCGTTCCTGACGCTCGGCCTGAGCCTTGCGCCCCTTCCAGGCGTCGAGTTCGGTTTCGAAACGCTCCTCGTCGTATTCGCACGATTCCAGAGTCGGCTTCGGACCTACCTCGACCTTTTCCGGCCTCGCTCCGCGTTCCAGTTCGGCAATGCGCCGATCCTTCTCCCGGAGCTTCGCCCGCATTTCGCGGATTACGCTGTTGTCACCTTCCGAGGCTGGCGCTGCCTCTTCGCCCTCGAATGCGATTTCGAGCTCGGATCGCTCTTCCTCGCCCTCGGGCTCGTCGCCGCCTTCCTGCTCGGGTTCGTCCTGAACCTCGTCTTCAAGTTCGAGCACTTCGCGGTCGTCTGCCATGTCAATCCCTCGTCTCACTGGTTCACGGCCCAGCGGTTGCCGACGCGAGGGAAATTACGGGAGCAGGAAAGCGCGTTCTATTTCGCTTCCCTACTCCTCCTCCACTTCGGGGAGAGACGCGACTTGCGCGATATGAGCCCAAACCAGCAGCATCAGGCGATGAACAGCGTGCCGGCGGCGCTGCTCGCCAGAGTGATCGTCGCGCCGGGCTCGGCGAACTTGCACGGCAGAGGGGTGAACACACCCGCCGTCACTGCCGTTGCCGCAACGACCTCGTTCCCCGCCGGATCGACCAGCTTGAGCGTCCCTGTCGCGGTCGCCAGAAACCCGCCGATCATGCGGGCGTTGGTCAGCGTGTAGCTGGCGTTCGCCGCGAGCTTCACAGGCGTAAAGGCTTCTTGCACGTCCATCAGTTCACTCCCTGCGATTGGGGCAGGAAACGGCTCAGCCGCTCCGCACCGGCCTTGACCAGCGTTTCGATCCGCTGCGCCTCCTTGAGCCCGGTGTTGGCCCGCGTCTCTTCGATCTCCGCGTCGTTCAGGTCCGCCTCACTGTGCAGGCGGCGAGCCTCGGCTTCGGCGACCTGCGCCATCGGGTCGGGCTGTTCCGCCGCCTCTTCCATCGCCCGCTTCTCGTCGTCGTTCGGCGGGACGACGCCCATCGTCACGAGCCGCTTGCGGGCATAGGTCTGAAGATCTCCCATGCCTTCGCCGTCCTGGTTCATCACCGCCGTGAGCAGGGAGACCTGGGCCAGTTCGGTATCGCCCGCCGCGGTCGCGATTTCCGCAAGGCTGAGCGAGGATCGCACTGTCTTGTCGCGGCGGGTGGCCGTCGCCTCGGTCACGCTCGCAACGACCTTGTAGCGCCCGCCCTGCAGGTCGTTGGCGACGTAATGTCGCCCGCTCGCATCCGTCTTGGGCTGCTTGAGCACGGCCTGCCCGTCGTTGCCGTCCTCGGTCATGGTGTCGACCGTGCGGCCCGGATCGGCGTAGACCTCGGACGCCATCGACAGGTAGATTTCCGCCCCGCGCTGGATCGACTGGCGCATATTGTCGAGGTAGATACCCGATTTCGCATCCACGCGCGCCGCGGCGATGTCCATCGCCTCTTCGGAGACGTTGGCCCTGACCGTGTCCGCCCCGTCCTCCGACTCTTCCAGCAGGTCCTGGTTGACGATCTGCAACAGTGCGGCCTGAACCGGCGGAATATCCGGCGGCTTGACATAGCCGATTGGCCCGAGCTGCGCGATCGTGCCGTCTTCGTTTCGGATCGGATGCGCCAACGCATACGGATGGCGCTTGATGTTCATCTCGGCCCACTGCTGCGAGATGGCCGGGTCCATCTGCTCCGGCGCGAATATCGGGACTTCCCTCGGCGCGAGGCTGCTGACTTCCGCAAGGTGCGAGACCATCGCGTTATACAGCCGCTGGCGATCCATGTTGGACTGGACGTAGCCCTGCCAGCGCTCGACGTTCTCGACGAAATACCGGCGGCCATAAACGGGCACGATGGGGATGCACTCGCCCGCGATGTAACCCATATCGCGCAGCACTTCGGCGCCCGACAGGATATACTTGTGCACCCGGCAGCGGCGGCGCTTCTGCTGCTTCGCCTGCCATCCGTCCGCGATCATCCGTTCGCGCTCGCCGGTCTCGAACTCGCTGGTCCAGATGCGCCGTTCCTCGCCCGAAAGCGGGTAGGTCATCACCCACAGGCTCTCGGTGACTTCCTCCTTCTCGTAGTATTCCGCGACCGCGCAGGTGTCGGGCTGGAACCAGTCCGTCATCTTCCAGAACGTGCCCTGCGGGAACTCGGTCGCCTTCTCCTCGCCGTATTCCGTGACGAACGCCTCGCGGCTCATGGCGGTGCGGATGAACGCATAACGCGCATCGGACTTGTCGTAGAGCCGGGCGTTGATGTCGAAGAACACGCTTTGGTCCGCGTCCACGATCAGGGCCGCCGGGTTGACCCGCTGGTAGTCGTTGGACTTGTCGCGCTCGTCTTCCCACTCGTTCGTCAGCCGGTACGCTCCAAATCCTCCGGCGAACGCTTCGAACGCGGCGTTATCCAGCGCCTGCTGCGACTTGAAGCGATACGCATCGGCCCGGTAGAGCCCGTCGAGCATATCGGCGGTCTCTTCATCCGCCTTGCCCCCGTCAGGCCGGAAATCGGGAACGATGCGGTTCTCCCGATAGTCCGTCTCGAGCTTCCTGAGGCCGCGCCCGACCTTGTCAACCTCGACGCGGATCGAGTTCTCGAACTGCTCGCCCCACTCGCCCTCCCATTGCGCGCCGGGGATCGTCACGAAACGCCGGGCGAACAGGCTTTCCTTGCGCATCTGCATGGTCGGGACCGCGCAGGCGTCGAAACGCTTCATCGCGCGCTGGTATACCTCGCGCAGCTTGTCGGCGTCGGTGTTCTGCTCTTCGAGCGCAGTGTCGGGTTCGTCGTAGCCGGCCATACAGCGCGGCAAATTACCCGCGCGGCGGGACGGCGTCCGTTTCGCTTCCCTAACGCCGAGCGAACGCGGTCACGGTCGAGGGGATGGCGACGCTCACGACCTTCGGCTTGGCTTGCAGCGCGCGGCGAGCACCCTCCACGGCATAGCGCAGCGCGTCGATCAGGTGATTGTCCTTGTCCTCCAACACGCCGAGCACCTGCCCCGTCAGCGGATCGGTCTTGTAGCTGTAGTGCGTCAATTCATCGATCAGGTGCTTGCAGCGCGGGTGAACGACCATGTCGTAGCCCTTCAGGAACTCAACCCCCTCCTCGAGACTGCGAGCACCCTTCAAGGCCGGCGCGATGCGCGGGAAGCCGTTCTTGCGCAGATGGCTGATCGTCTCGGGCCGCGCGCTGTCCGCCGTCATCCAGTATTTTTCGGAGTCGGGAATAGTCATGAACAGCTGCGGCAGGTCAACGACCTCAACGTGCAAGCCCCAGGCTTCATGGTCCACGAACAGTTGCGTCCCGTCGATCCAGCACCGGACGGCGCATGACGGGTCGATGCTGAACCCGAAGTCGGCGCCGAGCCGGTATTCCACGTTGGGCGGGCTCTCGAACTCCTCGACGCGCCAGTTCTTGAATACCCGCGCTTCGCTGTTCTGCCGATACTCCCCAAGCCAGATGTGCCGGTATTTGTCGATATCTCGGCTGCGGGTGAACTCCATTTCCGTCCGCAGCACATCGGGAAACCACGGGTTGTCGGTGTATTGCACAGCCCTCACGATGCTGTTCGGCGGTGGGCCATCCGGTCCCCGGAACATCGTGTCGATCGGGTCAGTCTCAAGGTCGGGGTTCCACGTCCAGATAAGCCGGCTACCCGGCTTGCGTATCGTCGGAACCAGCGTGTCGATGCTCGACTGGCTGAACGCCTGCGCTTCGTCGCCCCAAAAGTCGGTGATCCCCTCCATCGACTTGATCGCGTTCGCGTTGCCCCGAATGCCGCTGAACAGGAACAGGCTGTCATGCGGGCCGCGAATTTCCGTCTCCGTGCTCTCGAACGCCGCCCGAACCCCAAGCCGGTCGATTGCGTCCTCCAGCAGACGCTTGGACGAGTCCCGGATCGACTTTTGCAGCTCGCGCCCGCACAAGACGCGCTTGTGCTCCTCCATTGCCTGCAAGACGAGCACCGTGGCGACGGTGTAGGACTTGCCCGCGCCGCGCCCACCATACCAAGCGCAGTGACGAAACGGCTGCCACAGGTCCCCGGCGTAATCCGGCAGCTCGATCTCGCGCATGGGTCAGGCTTCGGCGGACTTCACCAGCGTAACCGCGAAGCCAGGCGGGAGGATGCTGCCACTGTGCTCCTGCTTGACCCGGTCGGTGTATTTCTCGGGCCGGTGCGCCTTGAGCAGGATCTCCAGCATCCGGTCGGACTGGCCAGAGATGGCGCGATCGCGGGCGACCTTCTCGAGCTTGTCCACCGCCTCCTCGACCGCGTCG